CAATATGTACTTGACGCTCTGTTAAAATTAGTAATTCTGTTATGGTTAGCGCCTAATAAGGCTGGATGTATTTCGTAACCTTCGGCACCACTATTCGATACAGCAAATGTAGCACTTGGGCTAGTTGTTCCTATACCAACTCTACCTGTGCTTTTTAACGTCATTGATACTGTACTATTATCTTGATAAAACTTTGTATCATTACCGTGAGCGCCGATCCAAACGTGATCTGGAGTAGCTTGAGTATTAGGATCACTTAATCTAATATAAGATCCATTGCTATTTGTACTATGTATTTTTAAAGGGCCAACATCACTACTGTATATATCTAGGGGATAAGCAGGACTAGATGTACCAATACCAACATTACCGTTACTTGCAATATTAATTGCAGTAGTATTATTTGTATGAGCAATAGCCTGTGTTTTCATTGTAGTTTGACTAAGGCTACCACCGTGAAGTGTGGCAAGTGTACCTTGTACATCCAAGTCGCCTATGATGTCTAAACTCTCTACTATTACTTGTTTGTCACTAGGAATTGTATAACTTGAACCATTGGGTATTGATTTTCCTTGTAAGTGTAATGTGCTGGAAAGTAAATCTGCTGTAGCGGTACCAGTAAATGTTGGACCTGCAATAGGTGCTTTAAGTGCAATGTTGTTTGCAGTTGTTGTTGCAAAATTAGGATCATCTCCCAGAGCCGCCGCTAGTTCATTTAGTGTGTCTAAGGTAGCAGGTGCTGAGTCTGTAATGCTTGCTACAATATTTGTAGCAGTATCATATCCGTTATTTGATAGATATGTACCTACATCACTGTCTGTATAGCCGGGCTGTCCATCTATTGTTAATGTACCAGCGGCATCGTCATATGTGGCTGTAATATTGTTACCGCCAATTAACAATGCATTTACACGGTCATCTACACGTTCGTCTGTAAAAAATTTATTAGTTGATCCCTCAGTTAGGTCGTCTGAATTAGTTGTACCGGCTTGTTGCCATGCACTTCCGTCCCAAATGTATAATATGTTTGTATCCGTAGCAAATGCCTGGTCACCTGCGTTGTTGCCTGTAAGAGGTAAGTAAGTGCTATCGTCATATACAGTAACTTTAGCAATTACTGCACTACCATCTTCTACAACAAGCTCTGCGGTTCCAGCAACTTCACGTATTTTATTTTCAAAACTAGGCGTGTTTTCCACATAAGTCGCCAAATCTTGTGGAACAAATTTATCTGTATTACTGTCGTATACTAGACACATTTGGTTCACTAAGCTAGGAATAGGCCTTAGTTCTACAGGAGTTTTGTGTCCTTCTTGTGTATGTTGAAAATACACAACGTAATTACCGTTAATATTGGTCTCTACTGCTAAGTCTTTTATTGTTATAGCACCACGCATTGCAGAATGGTTGCCACACTGATAATATAATGTATCAGGAGCTCCTGCAGGAACAGTAAATGTTATTGTTCCGCTGTCTGTTCTGCTTCCAGTAACTCCACTAGTATATTCTCCAAAATAAGTTCCAGCACTAAAATTAGTTCCGTTATCTGTTGTAAAATAGAATGGATGTCCAGTAGCACTTATGTTTATTGTATAAGTTCCGCCTCTGTAAAACGGACCTAAATTTGGATTGTCACCTTCTGCACTACCGCTAAATGTGTAGGCACCTGCACCATTATTTGATACTGTATAACTTACGCTAGGATTTGTAAGACTAGGAGGAGTTATTGTACTTGGTACACTTACGCTTATACGCTGTACATTAGTTGCTGTTCCGCCGTTAATACTAGGATGTGTATCGCTAATAGGTCCAGCACTTGTGGCCCAACTTACTAGGTTATCTGTCCCTGCACCATCTATCCATTTCAAATACAAACTATGCGTTTGCGTCATGTTGCCATGAGTTACATAAGCGGCATAATTGTTGATAGTGTAAGTACCTTGTTTATATAAAGGTACACTGAGTTCTGGGCTATTGGTAATTGTACGTCTAGCATAAGGTAATGTTGATTGTTCCCAGGTCCAAAGCCAAGTAGTGTCTTGTCCTGCGGCCGGTGCATCAACTTGTATCTCTAGTGTTTCAGGTGCAATAGCTAAGTCTACTTGACTTAGTTTAGCCATGCTAATTTCACTATCACCTATATCAGTAATTGTGACTGCACCCGGTGCAATTTTTACACTGGTTACGCTGTTGTCTTCTAAACTACTGGTTTTTAACTTATCAATGGCCATGTAATAATCCTGTTGCTATTACACTTATTTATCCGTTACTAAAACTAGTCATTCTTTTTCTGCTAATTCAGCATCGAATTCAGCATTGCGTTGAGCAACTGTTTTAGCCCAACCTCTTGTAAAGGCATCCATTACTATTTCATCTTTAGAACTAGGAATTGTTATTCCTTCTTCCAAGTATCTATCAACAGTAGTCCTATATATTTCATTATATGCTTCTCTGCATCTTAATTCAATAGCACTCTTGGCCCATTCTGCTGGATCTAATGCCGCTGATTCTAATGCTTTATACATTGCATCACTAATTTCAGTTGTAATTGTTTTTGTCATTTTTTTATCCCATAAAATATACACAGCAGGCAGTTTCGCCGCCAGGTTTAATTGTACTTCCGCCACCTGAACCAGTCATTTTCCATTCTATATAATCGCCACTATTGCATCTTAAGATACATGTATGAGCGTGATGATAATATGTAGCGTTAGGAGAATCTTGAGGTACAAAGTCTGCAAAGTTCATACCGTTTACTCCACTTGTAGTAGATCCATTAATACATGGAAACAAATATCGCCATATTGATCCACCGTTGTTTTCAAGTTGTACCGATGTTGTACACAAGTATAGTCCAGTCTCTGGACAGGTATATCTTCCATTACCACTATCCCACGCACCTGAAACACCTTTCTGATAAACCACAGTAGTCAAATTTACTTTTATCCAACTATTTCCGTTAGACCAGCCCTGACTGCTGGGTAATGTAAGACATATAGCACTTTGTCTCGGACGAAGATTGTTACCATTGTTTTTGAGTTCTAGCACTGGATCTTCTGTTAATGTGTGAGCTTTATGAGTTGATGCCGCTGTAGACGGTACTTTAAATTGCATAGTACCATAACTACTCCAAAGAGTCATACGTTCCTGGCCTTTGTGATCGTATTGTATTCCGCCTCTAGTATTATTGTCATAACCAAATGCCATACCCCATACAGTATCATCTCCGCTAGAATCTCTGTTGTTGTCATCATGGAAAAAGTTCAAATAATGTCTTCCATTATACTGTGCGGTTTTAGTATACAGTTGAGCTATGTCTTCTTGGTAACCACTTGTGTGTCCAGTTGCAGGTTTGTTTACTGTAAATCTTGCTGTTAGATTGCCGTCAGCACCAACACCCACTCTGCCACCATAAGGATTTAATTTTATGTCATAGGCTGTGTCATTAGCATTGTTTATTGCTTGAAATCTTACATCATCATTAGATCCACTTGTCTTTAAATACATATCAGATTGTCTTGGTCTAATTGTAAATGCACTGTTACTAAATTCACTTAAATTTGCTGCTGTCCAACCATAGTCATTATCTATATATACTGCATTGCCTGCTGATGTATTTTTAACATGTAATTTTGCACTAGGAGTAAAAACACCAATACCAACTGTACCATCTGCTTTAGCCGCTAACACAGAAGTGTTACCAGCATCTGATCTTACTGTTAAAGCATAGTCTGCCGCCGCTGTACTACCTACAGAAATGAATACACCATCTCCATTTGCAGTATTACTCTGTGTAAATTCAGCTGAATAAACATTGCTATTTGTTATAACATCTATTGGAGCACTTGGAGTTGAAGTTCCAAAACCAACGTTGCCATCATTGGAAATAACTAATTGATCATCATCATCATCTGTTCTAAAGTGCATCTTATTAGTACTATGCACGTATTTAATTGCACCTGAGTTGCTACCTGCTGTATTATCTGTAAATAAAACCCACCCAATACTATCAGAAGGCCCTGTTATAGATATATCTGCATCGCCGCCGGAATCAGTTTTTTCTATTTTTAATCTCTGATGCCCTGTTCCTGAAATGTGTATTGGGTAACTAGGAGTAGTTGTACCAATACCAACTTTTCCACCCACTAAACTAAGAGTTGGAGTAAAAGCATCATTTACAGCGGTATAAAACTCCATTCTAGCATCTTCACTGCCATTGGTAACATCTGTCGCGACTACTTCCATTCTAGCAAAAGTAGACACATTTCCAGCATCGTCATCTGCTTTAAAAAGTATTCTACCTAACAAATCATTGTCAGCAGGTGTAGCTGAATTTCTAAATAAATTTAACACAGGACCAACAGTAGCATCTGCATTAGTCGATTCTAAAGTAAGTGTATCTGAAGTGTCTGTAGTTTTAACGTGTAGTTTACCAGATGGACTTGTTAAACCAATACCAACATTACCATTGGCGTCTAATTCTAGAAAACCTGTGTTGCCTAATTCTCGTATTTCTTTTGCTCTAGTTGTCATTCAGGTTTCTCCGGCCAGACTACAGTTGCAATATTATCATAAGTTTCTGTGATATCTCTTAATGCTTGTCTGTATGCTTTTTGTTCATCAGTCATATCAGGCATGTCTGCATATGCCCAATAATCAGTTTCACGTAGTTTGCGATCTCGTTCGTCTCTAAGCATGTATGTCTTTGTAAGCATACGTGGATCAGGTTCTCCGTTTTCTACTATCTCTTCGTATGTTGTCATTGTTTTTCCTTATGGTTGTGAAGTTACATATACAGTATTATCAAACTGCCAGTTATTGATATAACCTAGTATATAAAAGTATTGTACGCCGCCGTATATACTGGCAGATACTTGTAAATACACATGATTATCTGAGCCAATATGCAGACTGCCGAATCCACCTTCGCCTGAGTCTCCAGTAGTGTTGGAGGGACCGTATATGTTATTAGAATATCCACCTATAGACAGTTTATATTCTCTATAGGAACCTGTTTGGTTATATCCTCCAAAACGGTTAGCACTCATAAAAACTCTACCGGATATCATTGCAGTATTAGCATAGTTTACTATCTTATACCATCTAGTTTCAGAACTGTTAATGCTGGTATATCCTTCTCTAAACCGTTGTTCGCCAATTTTCATACCGCCAGTTGCATACACTCTGGCTTTTTCGTAACCTCCTGGAAAAAATACAAGGTCACTTCCAGTAGCACCTATTTCAGCAGTGCCTGAATTATCTGCAAATTCTATTGATGCAGTCTGATCTGTGCTTTCAAATCTTACACCAGTATTAGTTGAACCGGAGTTTACATGTAATAGTCTGGATGGATTATATGTACCAATACCAACATTACCAGAACTATCTATAGTAACATCAGTATTACTACTAGAAGGTGCGCCATGTCCCATAATAAATTTATTAGCACCAGCCGTCCAATTTGTGTCTGTGGCAAGCATAAAGAATTCAGCACCACTAGAGTTATTATTATCATACATTAATACAGCTGGATATCCACCACCGTCAGTACCACCTAAAGTTAATTTAGCATTAGAATATGGTGCTACACCCATACCAATATCACCATCACTATCCATTTGCATAACTAGATTAGAAAATCCACCTCTGTAAAAGTGTAAACCATCATCATCA